TTCCGTGATCCTAAAGACCCGGAAACGAGCCGAGAATACAGAGACGCTATGAATCAGCTTTATGCGTACTCAATGGTTGGCAAAGTGCCTCATGATGATGTCGCGGATGTCCTTTCGCTTACTGTCGAGTTCATCCTTAACTACATGGGGCAAAAGGCTGTCATCATGCGTAGGCCATTCTGATGACAAATTGTGCATTTTGTTGCGGTTGTGCTTCATGTGATGTATTATTCTTACGATAAAAGCTTCTTTTTTTCACCTCCTTTACTATATGGGGCAGACGAGGGAAAGCCTCTGAGCGACCGTGGCGTAGGGTGGGGCGGTCACTTCATCTTTGCGCCAAAAGAACTGGCCTGTGTGGTCTTTTCCTTTCTTCCACGCAGAGCGCCTAACAAGTATAGAGAAGCCCCGGCATGGCGTGGCTGCCTAAACCGGGCATATATGGCGGGGAGAAGAAGTCTTCACTCTGGCCTCATAAGCCAGACTCCGTAGGGGCAGTACCTACTCCCGCAACCAATTAGCCCAGACGCGAGAACGGTCTGGTAGCACCAGAAAGTTTGCTTGCGTGAAGAAGTCTTGCGGCGGTTCGTTCCGTTGTTAGCCAAGGCTGAGAATGTGATAGCTACACAGGCGTGGTTTGCGAGGGCTTGCCAGCGCCACAAACGCTCCCCTATCAAGCGTTGAACGGCATGGTCTATATGGCTGTGCTGTGTTTGGAGATGGGTCGATACAGACGATTGGTGTAATGGAAGCACACAAGGCTTTGAACCTTGGGGCGGTGGATCGTAACCATCATTGTCTGCCAAACAGACTGGCATAGAGCCAGAGGGATGACACGGGTGCAAATAGGGGCGGGGAAGCATCCGCTGGTAAATACTGCGTATGAAGCCAATAAGGGCAGACTTGTCTGCTGACTACAAGTCCATAGAGTTGCTTGTCCTTGCTGACTATCATTACGCTGACCCGCATTCGGATCACGATGCCATACGCCTGGACATCGATTATGTAAACACGCACGACAATGCGTACTGCGTTTTAGCTGGTGATCTTTTAGATTGCGCTTTAAAGTCGAGCCTGGGGGATGCCTACACGAACCTCTCGCCAATGGAAGAACTGACTGCGATGATGGATCTCATTCAGCCCATCGCGCACAAGGTTTTGGCGATAGTCGGAGGGAACCATGAAGCGAGGCATTATCGCACCAATGGTGTGGATATGACCAGACTGTTGGCGAGACAGATTGGCATTGAGAATAAGTATTCGCCAGACACAGCTCTCGTCTTCCTGAGATTAGGCCGCGACAGCAAGAGCAACGGGCATCACAGGCCTATCCTGTATATCATCTACATGACGCATGGCTCTGGTGGAGGCCGTAAAGAGGGCGGCAAGATTCAGAGACTTGCCGACTACGCTGAGATAGTTGATGCTGACATCTACATCTGTGGACATACGCATCTCCCGGCATCATTCAAAACAGGGTTTGCTCGTCCGTCTGCGGCGAACAACAGCATTACCTACTGCACAAAGCTATTCGTGAACAGTGCAGCAAAATTGCAGTATGGTGGATATGGAGACACTGGCGGGTTTAAGCCGCCTTGCATAGACACGCCGAGAATCATATTGAGCGGCGAAAATAAAGACATGAGGGCGCTGATATGATGCCTCCGCAAGTATTAGAGGCCGTTGAGGCCATTGTGAAAACAGGGAAAGAAGCCATTGTAAAGAAGGAGCGCGGCAAGTGGGTCGTGCTTGAGAATGGCAAGCGGCTTGTGTATAAAGAGCCGTAAATCCGAAGTAGAACTTTAGATTGCGCTCATGGCGAGTGGGCTATGAGCAGAGCCAACTGGGGCTGAGTTGTCTACAAATTGTAGGCAGCTTGGCTCCTTTTTTATTTTTGAGGTGAAGAGTTTGGACGAAAACAACAACAAATCCCCGGTCATCCGCAACGATATGTTCGGGCGGCTGGACATCTACGCCTCCTACGATGACATCAACGAGGACAACCTGATCGCGGAGCTTAACTCTGCGCTTGTTTACCACGTTAACAATATGCTCCAAGAGGAGTTCCTGTACTGGTACACCCGTGGTGTGCAGCCGATTCTGAACCGCCGCAAGGAGATCCGCGAGGACATCATGAACATTGTCCAGGTAAATCTTGCGGAGTCCGTTGTGGACTTTAAGAACGGCTACTTTCTCACGCAGCCAGCGTTTTATGTCGGCAGACGCAAGGGCGTTCAGACCAAGGTCAAGAAGCTGAACGAGTACCTTTACCGCTCAGGAAAACAAGAAGCGGACAACAAGGTAGCTGACTGGTTTCACAGGGTTGGCAAGGCCGCTCTGTTTGTGGAGCCTACCGATGACCCGGAAGTTCCGTTCTGCGCTTATGCGCTTGACCCTCGCTCCGCATTTGTTGTGTATTCCCTTCGCCCCGGAAATAAGCCTGTGATGGGCGTGAACATGGTGACCGTGGACGGCGTAGCGAAGTTTGATGTGTTCACCGAGAAGATGGTGTATCACCTCTCCGGCACAGTCGTTGGCAAGATGATCTCCACCGAGAAGAACCACGACTTCATGACGAGCGCAACCACGATTGACTCTGTTGAGCCGAACGTGCTTGGATACATCCCAATCATCGAGTACCGCTATAACAACATCAACACTTCGTGCTTTGAGTTGGCTGTGCCGCTTCTCGATGAGATTAGCAACATCTATTCCAACTCAGCAGACGGCATCGAGCAGTTCATTCAGAGCCTTGCAATCGCTGTGAACTGCGAGTTCCCGGAAAACACCACGATTACCGATATCCGCAAGGCGGGTATGATTGCGCTTCGGTCTATCGGCGAAAACAAGGCCGACTTCAAGGTTCTGACTGAACAGCTTGACCAGACGCAGACGAAGGTTCTTATCGACAGCCTTTACGATGAGGTGCTTCGCATCTGCGCTATGCCGAGCCGTAGCGATGGACACAGCACCTACGACACGACAGGAGCTGCCGTCCTTGCCAACTTTGGCTACTACCAAGCCGATGCGGCGGCGAGAGACTGCGAGGATCTGTTTAAGGAATCCAACAGGCAGTTCGACCGCATCATCATTGAGATCCTTCGTCGCAAGGGCCTGCTCGACATTAATCTCAATGACTTTGAACTGAACTTCGTTAGGAACGAGACTTCCAACGTGCAGTCCAAGGCACAGGCGTTCCAGACGCTCATGTCTGCTGGTCTGCATCCCGAACTTGCGGCGGCTAAGTCTGGTATTTCCAACGACCCTGTCAAGGATATCAAGATGTCCGAGAAGTGGTTGGAGATGATCTGGGGCAACCCGGAGGCCAAAGCCAAGAAACTGGAGCAAGCCGACCAGTCTGGCAATCTGCAAGACGAAGAGGAAGCGTCCTCTGGCGAGGCTGAAATCATCGAGAGCGACAACTTTAACGGCGAAAACGATACGGGCGGTGCTGTGTAATGGCAAGCATCCTGCCGATGGACGAACTGAACCGAGTAGACGCAGACATCCGTCAGCGGTTTGGGGACGCATCGCTTCAAGACAATAAGCAAGAGGAAGAGGACATCATAGATGAACTTCTGGATCTCTTCCTCCTCGCATACGCAATGGGCAATTCCGTTACCAACGAGAACCTATCGTCCGATTATTCCCCAGCTTTGGACGATGTGATGAAAGTCGTGGACGCAGAGGTGGCTGGAAAGACTTGGAGAGAGCGAGTCGAGGATTACTTCGGAAGTGGCGGAACAGGGGCAGATATCGCCCGGATAGCCGATACGGAGATGCACCGCATTGCAAACACCGCTGCACTCGATACCGCAAAGAGAGCGGGTGCAACGAGCAAGACTTGGGTCACGATGATGGATGACAGAGTCCGAGACACGCACGATTACCTTGAGGGAGAAACTGTCGGCATTGACGATGACTTCTACACCTATGACGGTGACCACGCATCCGCTCCCGGCCTGTTTGAACTTGCTGAGAACAACGTAAATTGCAGATGTGAATTGTTGTTTGGCTGAGTAATCAGTTTGACATATACGGGCAGTAGTGAAACTGCCTCATCAAAAACGCACACAAGAGATGACAACTCCACAAACGGAAAGCATAGTGCAGGGACGCACTCTAAAAAACGCAAGGAGAAAGACATGAAAATCGACACCACTAAGATCTCTGGTTACGCAGAGATGTCCGCAGAAGAAAAACTGGCGGCGCTTGAAGCGTATGAGTTTGAAACTCCCAAGGCTGACGAGTCTGAGGAAGTGAAGAAACTCAAGGCCGCGCTGTCTAACGCAAACTCCCAGGCTGCTGAGTATAAGCGCCAGTGGAGAGAAAAGCAGACTGAGGCTGAACGTGCAGAGGCTGAGAGAGCCGAGCGCGAGAAAGCCGTTGAAGACGAACTGCGGACGCTCCGCAGAGACAAGACCGTGAGCGGGTATGTCGCACAGTGTCTTGCTCTTGGTTATGACAAGGATCTCGCACTCCGGGCGGCAGAGGCTATGGCTGACAACGATGCCGCCGCAATCATGGCGTGTCAGCAAGACTTTTTGGAGGCAAAGCAAAAGGAATTGGAAGCGGCTGCTCTTAACAAACAGCCCACTTTGACTCCCGGCGCTCCTCCCACGGCGAAACAGGCCGAGTTGGAAACGGAAAACAAGCTCCGTCAGCACTTCGGACTGCCGCCGAAAAAATAAAACATAAGGAGAAATACAAATGGCAACTACTGTTGTAGCACCTGCCGCAAACAATATCGCGCTTGCGGAACTGTATCTGCCTCTGCTTGATGAGGCGTATAAGGCTGAGTCCAAGTCCGCTGTCCTGGACACTCTCAGCGACTACGTTAGCTTCACTGGCGGCAACACCGTCAATATCTTCAACATCAATCCTGTCGGCATGGGCAACTATGACCGCAACGCTGGTTTTGTCCCCGGCGATGTGACTGGCACTTGGCAGCCCTACGTTCTGGAGACTGATCGCGGGCGTTCCTACCAGGTGGACTTCCTCGACAACGAACAGGCCATGGGCCTTGTGGTTCCCAATCTGCTTGGAACTGTGGAGCGCCAGTACATTATTCCCGAGGTCGATGCGTACAGATTCAGCACCTATGCCTCTGGCGCTGCCGCTGGCAATGTCGTGACCGAGACTCTGTCTGCTGGCGCGGCTACCATCGCCTCCATTGACGGCGCTACCGAGGCTCTGGACAATGCCGAAGTCCCCTATGAGGGTCGTATCCTGTTTGTCAGCCCCGCCACCTATCGTCTCATCAAGAGCGGCATCACCCGCATGGTCATGAACCGCGACCGTGATGTTGACTACAATGTCGAGATGTACAACGACATGAGAGTCATCACCGTACCGCAGCCCCGCTTCCAGACGGCGATCACCCTTGCCGCTCCGACCACCTCCAGCGGTGCTGGCGGCTTTGCCCCCGCTACTGGCGCATCGGCTATTAACTACATGATTATCCACCCGTCTGCCGTCCTCCAGGTCATGCAGCACTACGTTCCCCGCATCTTCAGCCCGGAGCAGAATATCGAGGCCGATGCTTGGCGCGTCCAGCCCCGTTACTGCCACGGCGCGTGGGTCAAGACTCACAAGACCAACGGCATCTACGTTTCCCACGCCTAATATGGCGATTCGGAAGAATCCCGATGGTAGCTTGACTGTAGGCATCCTCAAAGAAGAGAAGCCCGAAGTCAAGTCTGAGAAGCCGAAACGGGCGGCTAAACCCAAAGAAAAGGGAGAGGCTTAAAAACCTCTCCCATCCGTAAAGGACTGATGGCATATGACCGATGAACAGAAGTTAATCACTGTGCAGACGCTCATTGACGATGGCACTGGCTATATGCCGAGCGATGACTTGCTGAACACCTATCTGACGATGGCGAAGAGCGAGATTCTGTCGTGGATGTATCACCTCGTTGGCGGCGTCCCCGAAGATGTGACCGAAGTGCCGAGCAAGTATGAGGGCATCCAGATTTACGCTGTGGTCGTTGGCTTCACGCAGAGCGGCGCTGAAGGACAGGGGTTGTCGATTGAAAACGGTGTCCACCGTGATTTCAAGTATACGGATATGCTTGACTACATCCACAACAATGTTCTGCCGTATGTGCGAGTCGGGGCGGTGAGTACCAGTTGAGAACTGTAAGGCGAAACAGACGGCCTGTCGCTTATGCGTTCTACCAAGGTGTGACTGATGTTGTCAATGCTGACGGGGAACTGACTGGTGAGCATGAGGTAAGCTACTCTGAACCGATTAAGGCGCTGATGAATGTGTCTGGCGGCAGAGGGCAAGCGGATATCAATCTGTTCGGCATTGGCAGTTCGTCCATGCGGACGATTGTGACGGAAGACCTTGAAACTCCGTTCTCTGAGGAGACGGTGTTCTGGGTCGAGCGAGATCCCGACACTGAACCGTTTGACTACCGAGTGGTCAACATCTCCCGCACAGTGAACCAAGTGGTCATCGCCATTGATGAAGTGGGCGTGAGTGAGTCGTGAAGAAGTCTTACAACATCGACTTGTCGGACAAGGGAATTAAGGAGCTGCAAAATGGCCTTGAAGAGTACGACAAGTGGATTAAGAAGAAGTCCGATGAACTGTGCAAACGACTTGCGGACATGGGTGTGCAAAAAGCAGAGTTGAACTTTAGTTCTGCCATTTATGACGGAAACTACGACTACGAAGTCCACGCTGAGAAGAGTGGAGACGGGTATGTAGTCAAGGCAAGCGGTGAGAAAATCCTGTTTGTGGAGTTCGGCTCCGGCCTTATTGGATACGGACACCCAGAGGTTCAAAACATGGGGCCTGGAACGTATCCCGGCAAAGGTCACTGGAATGACCCAAACGGTTGGTGGTACGCGCACGGGAAGAAGTCTCACGGCAACCCGCCTAATATGCCGATGTACAACACGGTCAAGGAACTGGAACAGGAACTCGCAAGAGTGGTCAAGGAGGTATTTGAACTGTGATCGATGTGGAAACAAAAATCTATAGTCAAATTGCCACCGCGCTCAAGGCTGAGTACCCGGATATCTTCGTGACATCTGAACCAGTTGCGACCCCCGGCAAGTCCCTTGTGGCCGGCATCGTGCAGCAGGACAACTACATGAGCATCGGCAAACTGGACAATAGCGGCAGAGAGCGTTTTGCCACCATCATGTTCCAAGTCGATGTGTATTCCAACAAGCAGTCTGGCAAAAAGAGCCAGTGCAAAGAGGTCATGAACTTTGTAGACAAGATGCTCTTTGCTCTGAACTTCACCCGGCTGTCTCTGACCCCGATTCCCTCGCCGGACACGGGGTACTACCGATATACCGCCCGGTACAGAGCCGAGACGGACGGCGAGAATATGTACACTATTTAATAAGGAGAGACACGGCTTATGGCTATGAACACCTATAAGACCTTTTTGCTCCAGGGTACGGATACTGGCGGCACTCTCACCTACGCTGAGATTTGCCCCATCAAGGACTACCCGGACTTTCTGAACGAGGTCAACACCATTGATGTCACCAACCTCCAGAACGCCAACCACACCTACATCTTTGGACTGGGTGATTCCGGCGGCGACATGGCATTTACTTGCAACTATACGCTGACTGACTACCAGGCTGCGAAGGCCCTGGACGATGGCACTGTAAAGCACCTCAAGCTGGCATTCGGTGCTACTGAGACTAACGGCGTGTTCAGTGACTTCGGCGCTGACGGCGCTTGGACGTTTGACGGCATGGTCAAGGTCGGCATCATCGGCAAGGGCGTGGACGAGGCCCGTGAGATGACCATCCATGTGGTTCCGAGTTCCGACATGATTTTCGAGGTTTAACCTAAAAACATAATCATCGACAAGGAGTAAGAGATGAGCAAGCAGATTTCTTTTGAGTTTGAGAAAAAGCAGTATAACCTGGAGTACACGCTGCGGACGGCGGGACAGGCCAACGAGGACGGCTTCATCCTGGACGAACTGGGAGACAAACCCGCGCTGATGATTCCCAAGCTGGTGTACTGGGCTTTCGTCCGGCATCACAGGGGCATCACCCGCAAGCAGACCGAGGATATCTACGCATGGATCAAAGACAAGAACGGCTTTATCACGGCCCTGGCTGAGATGTACGCCGAGGCAGTCAATGCCCTTGTCGATGATGAGGAAGACACGGGAAACGCGAACTGGACTCTGAGCTAAACGGCGGCTCACAGTCCGAAATAATGGGGAGAGCTGGCGGCAAGAACGCCGCTCTCCCTTTGTCGTTAATGGCTGTTTTTCAACGCGCCTGTCCGCACTACATGGCAATGGGCATGACCTATGAGCAGTTTTGGGATGGAGAAGTCACAGCGCACAAATGCTTCCGTGAGGCGAAGAAACTGAGACTGGTTGAGCAGAATCAGATGGCTTGGCTACAAGGGATGTATGTTTACGAAGCGATTGCAGACTTGGCTCCGATGCTCAAAGCGTTTGCAAAGGGGAAGCCGAAGCCGTACAGGAATGAGCCTTATGACTTGTTTGAGGCACAGCGCAAAGCCCGTGAGGAACGGGAAGAGCGTGAACGCTACGAACGAATCAAGGCAAAAATAGCGGAGTTTGCGGCACGGAAAAAGCAGCAAGAATCTGAAAAGAAAAGCGAGGTGGATAGCAATGCCGGATGTGTCCCTTAATGGAATAGAGTTTACGATCAAGGGAAGCTCTGACGCTGCGTCCGACTCTGTAAAGAAGCTAACGCAAGAACTTACCGAGCTGCGTAATGCTCTGGGGAAGTCTGCTGGCATTAGTGGATTTGCAAATCAGATCAAGAAACTGGAAAACATCGACACGGCGATGCTTTCCGTTACTGGAACGATTCTTAAGGATATCTCTAAGATTGACTTCTCCAACTTGCAACAGGCGGCAAGCGATATTAAGGACATCGCCTCTGCGGCAAAGGCCGTTGCCGGGATTGAGGATGCCACTCCCAAAGCGGAGCCGATTCAGAAAGCTACACACAGCCTCAAAGAATTCTTCACAGCGCAGAGAATGACTAACGAGAACAGTGGCAAACTGGCGTATGGTCTTGACAGTATGCGTGTGGGATTTCTTGGCTTGATTAGTGGTGCGGGAAAGGCTGCTGGCGGGATCCTAAAGGTTGGCTTGGCGGGAGCAAACGCAGCGAGGAGACTTGTCGGTTTTCCTCCCGTAAAAGCGATAAACGGTATCAAGGGATTTGGCGATAGGCTCAAGGGAGTCCTGGGAAGTTTTAAGCGAGTTATGTTCTATCGCGTTGTTCGTACAATTATCAAAGAAATCGGTCAAGCGTTCGCGGAGGGCATCAAGAATCTCTACGGCTGGTCGAAGCTGATGGGCGGTGCAGTAAGTGCAAGCGGTCAGACTTTCGCACAGAGCATGGATAGTATTGCCACCTCTCTGCTGTACTTTAAGAACAGTATCGGTGCGGCGGTGTCTCCTCTCATCGGCGCTCTTGCCCCGGCAATCGACTTCGTGATCGACAAGATCGTTACCCTTATCAACCTCATCAATCAGCTTCTCGCGAAACTGTCTGGTGCATCCTCTTGGAACAGGGCCGTCAAAAAGGCTACAGAGTATGGAGATGCAGTTGGCGGCGCTGGAAGTGCGGCTAAAGAAGCTCTGCGTTATCTGGCTCCGTTCGATGAACTGAACCGTCTGCCGGACAACAAGAAAGGCGGCGGTGGCGGTGGCTCTGCCGAAGACTACTCCGGGATGTTTGAGGAAGTCGCAGAGTTCAACGAGTGCATTGCAAACTTTGCGGATGCTATCAAGGACGCAGTAAACCGTGGCGACTGGCAAGGGCTTGGGACTCTGCTGGGCGAGAAGGTCAACGAGATTATCGACAGGATCAACTTCGCCGAGATTGGAACCAAGGTTGGCGAGAAAATCAACGCCCTGTTCACGACCGAATACTGGACACTGAAAACCATCAACTTCCAGAACATTGGCAAGAAAGTGGCTGAGTTTCTCACAGGCGAAGATGGAATCGGCGGCGCTCTGAGGCAAATTGATTTCTCCAACATTGGAGGGATCATGGCAGAGAAGATGACGGCTCTGCCGGAGGTGCTGATTGGTGTTGTGAACAACCTCGATTTCTCCGTGGTTGGTCAAAGCCTTGGCGACACCATTAGAGGTTTCCTCGATGGTGTCACAGATTTCATCCAGTCTGTCGATTGGGGAACAACTCTTGAAAATGCCATCAAGGGAATGTTCGACTTCATAAAAGGCATGGACATCATGTCTCTTGCCGAGAGTCTCCTTACGCTGCTTGGCTCTGTCGTTGGAGCGGTAGGTGATGGGCTTGTCACTCTTCTGGGCGATCTGGCCGATGTCATCATCAACCCGGATACATGGAAAGTGGTCTGGGCTTGGATGCAAGATATCCCGGCGAAACTGAAACAGCTTGGAATCGATGCCATAAATGCGTTCACGTCTCAGTTTACTGACGGACTTAACAATTTTATAGAGAATCATCCGAAACTTGCCTCCGCGCTTGGCCTTGATGAGCCTATCGAGTTTCAGCTTATTCCAGATATCCCCAAGGAAGAACTGAACAAGCACTACAACCAAGCCAAGGCAGATATCGAAGCCGCAAGCAAGGCTGATCCCACGAACATTTCCGCAAAAGCCCAATTGGACAACTGGAAATCTCAGCGGATAGCACTTGCATCGGAAAGTGCCAGCGATCCTGTTGTGCTTGATTCCAAAGCAAACCTTACTGCATATAAGAACAGTTTAACGAGTAAGACCAATGGCAATCCCGTCATCGCTTCTTATGCAAATCTCACTGCGTACAAGAATAGCTTGACAAGCAAGACAAACGGTAACCCTGTCATCGCTTCAAAAGCCGACCTCACTGCGTACAAGAATAGCTTGACAAGCAAGACAAACGGCAATCCTGTCATCGGTTCTTATGCAAATCTTACTGCATACAAGAATGCGCTAACTGGAAATAAGTTTCCGAGCGTTGGGTCAAACGCCAGTTTCACCAGTACATCTAATGACTTGGGGTACACTCCTTCTCTTGGGGCGAATGCTTCCATGAGCAATCCGACTTGGGCTGATGGTAAGACACCGACTATGACAGTCTACGCAGCTATGAGCTATCAAAACAATCCGGGCGCTGTAATGGGCGGCTATGCAAAGGGCGGTGCTTTCTACGGTGGACTGTGGCACAGCATTCCGCAGTACGCAAAAGGCACCGCAAGGGCCGGTTCCATGTTTATTGCTGGCGAAGCTGGCCCAGAGGTTGTTGGTCACATCGGCGGTCGCACCGAAGTCCTCAACCAGTCCCAGCTTGCCGCTACCATGTACGCAGCGGTACGGTCAGCCCTGTCTGGACTCCAGATGGCTGTTAGCGCACCGAGCGTGTCTGCATCTGTAGACAACAACGCTACAAGCGAGGAAACTATGTATCGTGCGTTCAGCCGTGCGCTGGCAGACTCTGACCTTGGCGGTGATATCGAACTGGACGGCGATGTACTGTATAGCGCAATGGTCAATCGCAACAGGCGAAACACGAGACTCACGGGCGTAAACGCTATGGCATAAGGAGGAATATGGATGCCTACACTTTCTATTAATAAGCTCGACACACAGGGCTATTGGATGGTGGGGAATAGTCACATCTATATCCCCTCCACCCCTTGCAAAGTTGAACACAGCAACGTGGTCGGATCGGATAGTGGCAGAGACGAAGCTGGAATTATGCACATAGATTGGGTACGCAGAGATGTCCGCAAGGTGATTCTCCATTACAATGCGATAACAGAAACTGAACTGGCGTATCTGATGGGGCTGATGCAAGGGAAAGAGTTTGTCTTCAAGTTTCGTGACCAAGGGACGGTGCAGACCATCAATGCCTATGCTTCTGAGAGTAACTATCAGTTTTATTCCTATTCTTCCATGTACGCCGAGGGCGTGTACACGGACTTTGAAACCCATGTAATCGAAATGTGAGGTGCTTATGGCGCTTAGCAAAATCGTATTGTCTGACGGAGTGACGGAACTGGCGAATGTCAAGTCCGTCACCTATAAAGAAGTAGTCAACGCCGGGGTTGGCCTCCGTCCCGGCTGCGTTGGCTCTGCTCAAATCGAGGTGGAGGTCTATGGCAATCAAGCCGGGGCTGTAGCGGCTGGCGAGGTCGTTAGCTACTATCAGATTGACGCTGGCGGCAATGAGACGCTGGTGGGACTGTTCACCGCAGAGCCGAGCATTAAAACCAAGAACAGTTACAAATTCCTTGCCTACGATAACGCACAAAAACTTGATGCAGATTTCAGCCAATGGCTGCAAGCTCATCAAGAGGACTTCCCGATGACGGTCTATGCGCTGGTTTCTGCGGCGTGTACTGTGGCGGGGGTCACGCTGGGAAGCGCATCTTGGCCCCTGTCTACGCAGACGGTCAATGCGTTTTATTCGGACGGCGTTACTTGCCGGGACATCCTGTCCTATGCGGCTGAAATCGCTTGTAAGTTCGCACACTGCCACACGGACGGCGCTGTGTACTTCGATTGGTATGCATCGGTTACGGATTCTATCGCTCCGTCTGCCGGAACAAATCAGTACGCCTACAAGCAAAATGGTTTGACCTACGCAAACTATACCGCCGAGTCTCTGGCGAGAGTTGCTGTGCATCCGAGTGGCGAGGATGATGTAGCGTACATCTATCCCGATGGCGTGACCAGCGGGAACACATTGCACATCAATAACAATCTGCTCCTCACGGCGGCTGATGCGGCGTTTTACAATGCCGTGGCTCAGAATGTGTACAGCAATCTCTCCACGCTGTTCCCGTACCGCCCGTTCTCCGTTAATCTGTTCCCGCTGGAAAATCCGTTTAGGGCGGGGGACATCGTGGCCGTTACGGACATTCAAGGTGTAACTTTCTCCGCTCCTGTGATGGCGTTGTCCGTAAGCGCGAGTGCGTCAACATTAGCAAGCACGGGAAACGCGCTGCTGGATGACGCAACCAACACGCAAAAAGCAATAGCGCAGCTTGCTTCCGATATTGTCCGAATCAACAAGCTAAAAGTGGACTGGGCAGATATTACGGAAGCCATTATTCAAACTCTTGTTGCCAACGATATCACAGCCAGAAACTTGACCATCATCAACGATAACGAGGATGTGATCGCGTCTTTCCAAGATGTGATCATCCTCGGCAAAGAGAGCGATGTCCACGCCGAGATTGATTTCAACAGCTTTGAGCTATACGACAAAGGCGGAGAATCATACCTATCTATTGGTGACATCCGAGAAGCGACAGGCGAAGCAGAGTACACATATCAAGTCACTGCTGACGGTAGTACGACACAGTTTATTTTTTATCCTGTTGCGAAGTCGACAAGCAGCGTAAAAGTATATGTAAACAACTCGCAAGTCACCTCCGGGATCACGGTCACGACATCAGCCGTCACGTTTGCAACAGCACCAGCGTACAGATCCGTTGTTGCGATCAAATACACTACGGCAAAGCCTGTTTATCACTATGACCTTGGAACCCGAGACAGTGGTCAAAAAGGCTATTTTTCGTTTGCGGCAGGACAATACATTATAGCGAGTGGCGGCTTCTCAAGTGCTTCCGGTGGCTATAACAACCGGGCAACAGGGGAATACTCGCATATAGGCGGCGGCCGCGAAAACCAAGCTGGTGGTGGCTTATCGTCTGTTGGCGGCGGTGATAATAACAAAGCGACAGGCGGCGGATCAACTGTCTCCGGCGGAGTTAGCAACACAGCAAGCGGAGATTATGCTGATGTCGGCGGCGGCATGAACAATATCGCAAGCGGCCAATCTTCCTGCATCCCCGGCGGCGTATATAACCGGGCAACTCATCGTGGACAGATGGTCTTTGGAACGTACAATGCTCTCGACCCATCTACTGCGGCAGCGACAAACAAAGGAACGTATGTCGAAATAGTCGGTAATGGCACTTCTACGTCCAACCGATCCAACGCCCGCACCCTTGACTGGGACGGCAACGAGGTTCTGGCTGGCGGCCTAAAGATCAACGGAACGCGAGATATCGGTGCGGAGCTGGATGGATTGAAATTCCGAAACGCAACGCCAGCAACGGCAGGGCCGATTGAAACGGTTTGCCCGTTTGAGGGTGCCTCAAAATTGTCCATGTATTTTGTGAATTCCGGCGGCATCTCAGACCAGCCGATATCGGGTACGAATGCGACAGCATTTGTGTTCTGTTTTGGAGGTTCTGCAAACAACCATGTACACATCCTTGTTTACACTTCCACAAGTGGAATTATCGGAAGAATGTTCATGCACACGATGCGTGGCGGCTCCACCGAAACATGGAAAGAAATCACAATGTCATGAGGTGTCTTAAATGGACGATGACGAAAAAGAGTACAGCGGTCTTTTGGAGGACGATTAAGTGCCAGATTACAAAAAGCTATATACATTCTTTACGGCATCCGGGATGACCCACGCCGGGGCCTTAGGGCTTCTGGGCAATCTCCAAGCCGAGAGCGGGTGCGAGGCTTGCCGTCTTCAAGGGGACTTTGACCTCAACCGGGCGAAGTCTAAATCCTACGCCACACGGGTGGACAGCGGCGAACTGTCCATCCATGTCATGGCAAACGACCAAGCCGGGTGGGGACTGGCCCAGTGGACTTATCCGACTCGCAAAGCCAATCTTGCATACTTCTGCAAAGAGCGTGGCGTGTCCATCGCAGACGAGACAGCGCAAGCTGCTTTCATTCTAAAAGAACTCCGTGAGGAATACTTCCAGCTTCTCAAGTTTCTCTGCTCCACGGGCGAGATGTTCACGGCTTGCAAGCGTGTGTGCGAAGAGTACGAACGCCCAGCAGTGAACAATGTGCAAGCCCGGTATGCGATGGCTCAGAACATTGAGAAGCAAATTGCAGACTCCGTACCAGCGGATGGCGGGAAGCCAACCGGGGAAACCTACTGGCCCCCTCGCACTCTGGACAAGAACATGAGTGGATGCGATGTGCTGGTTATCCAGTCCATCCTCTCCGCACGGGGATTGTACAAGGGCGATATGAACGGCAACTTCTCCGACAGACTTGACGCTGCCGTGAAAGACTTCCAGACCCGCAAGGGCCTATCCGTTGATGGCGTGGTCGGCCCCATGACTTGGCGAAAACTTTTAGAGATGGAGTGATCCGCTTGGACGGATTGATTTCAGTTTTACAGGCTTGCGCTCCGATTCTGGTTGCCCTGGTCGGCCTTATCCCAACCATCATAAACAACCGCAAGAAGACGCAAGCGTCTATCGAAACGCTCCAGAAGACTCTGGACGCGCACATCAAAGAGGATGAGGATGACAAGGCCCGTCAAGCCCGTCTGCGGATTATTCGCTTCAATGACGAACTGTGCGAGAACCGTCTGCATTCCGAGTCATACTTTGAAGACATACTGGATGATATCGATATGTACGAAGCGTACTGCGATAAGCACCCGGATTTTAAGAATGGCAGAGGTAAAGCCGCTATGCAGCACGTTAAAGCAACCTACGCAAAGGTGAAGAACAAAGGCGGCTTTCTTATGCACACAGATTTGGAGGTAAATCATGATTCCTGAATTTGCAACTGTCAGCGGTATTATCGTTATCTGTTTTCTGATCGGCATGGCGGTCAAAGCCAGCCCCCTGGATGACAAGTTCATCCCCATCATCGTGGGCGTGTTCGGTGGCATCCTTGGCGTGGTCGGTCTGATGACTATGCCCAGTTTCCCCGTGGACAACTACATTGATGCCGTTGCCGTGGGCATTGCTTCTGGCCTCGCTGCCACTGGTGTACACCAGATCGGAAAGCAGTTGAGCGAGGGCTAACGAGTGGTGCTTAAAATCATATGAGGGTACGCATTATTAGTAGTAATTGATTGCGTTTTTATGTGAATTTTTGCGTTTTTAACGGTATATTTTTGCGCGTCACTTTAGCTGGCTAAAGAATTGGTCTGAACTTTTAAGGCGCAAAAGTACATAAAAACAAAGAAAAAGAGCGGGAAAGCATCGCTTTCTCGCTCTAAAACTGTGGTGACCCGTACGGGACTCGAACCTATTTATCGGCGGCTATACCCGTTGATATCACTGCGTTTGCGGATTTGGTACGCATTTTGTCAGCATAAAATTCGCTCATTCGGCCTATGTCGGCGTTTGCGTCAGCGTTCGCAAGGTGGGTGTAGATGCCGTGGACGGTCTGCGGATTGTTCCAGCCGCCCTCTCGCATGGTGGTGGCCTCCGACCAGTTGAGGTGGTAGGCGAGGGATGCGAAGCTGTGGCGTAGGCCATGAACTCCGACCTTGGGTAGTCCCTTCTTTTCGCACAGGCCGTTGATGAGTCCGTAAAGTGTGGTAGGGTTCGTTGTAATAAGTCTGCCCTTTTTACCACGAAGCAGCTCAGTGAGTCGTGGCATGACTATATGGACATCACGGGTAGAAGCCTTTGTCTTATTCGTCACCTTGTCCGTCAGCTTGTTGCCCTCTCCAATCACGGATGCTCCTCTCACATGGATGATGTTGTTATCCAGGTCTATGTCATCGGCAGAAAGATGCAGTATTTCTGACCGCCGAAGTCCGTGCAGAGCAAGCAACGCTCCCAGCTCCCACGGCTTGCCGTAGATTGCGTCCGTGAATTGGGCTATCTGTTCGTAGTCCAACCACGGGCGTGTACTTTTATGCTTTTGCGGCAGATTGATTTCTGGCACACTCAACGAAAGATTATTGAGGGATGCTGTGACGAGCCTCCATGCGTTGTGTACAGTCTTTGCAGACACTATCTTGGCTTCGGCATTGACCATGCTTTGATAGTTGATGGAGTCCGTCTGCTTATCCATGTATGCTGCGAAGCGGGTCTTTCGGTATGATTTGTAGCAATTGATGGTAGACGGAGAAAGCACCGCATCATTGTCTTTGATATAGCGATCTATTGCCTCACCAAGAGTTATCTTGGCGGGGCTTTTTTTAATCTCTATCTGTCGGGTCTTGGCAGCTCTGGCCTTGGCGTAATACTCCTCCTCACTGTCTGCGGAAACATACACCCTGTTGTCCCCGACCACGACCTGGGAGAACCACTTGTTCCCCTTGTGGCGTGGGGCTGGGATGCGTACATCGTTGCTTTCCGTGATCTGCTTATGTCCGCACCAGTTGCAGTAGATGGAGTTGTCTTCAATCTGGCGCTTGCATTTCTTACATTTCATGATGCCTCCACAATTTGTATCGGTAGGCCGTTATAAAAATCTTCATTGAGTATGTGCATCAATTCGTGAATGTAGTCCTCAATCTGTTGGTCACGGGAACGGCGAGGGTCTAAAAAGATGATGTATGTCCCATCGTTGTTGGGATGCACGAAAGCATAGACCTTCGGCGGCAGTTCCATGTAGCGAATCCAGTAGTCGCAATCTTCAATCGGCAAAGTCAACTCGTTTCTCATCCTCTTTCATCTTTTCAATCTGACTAATGAGCGCGTAGACGCTCGATGCCGGGACATCCTTGGCAGAGTGGAGGAGGACTCTGAGATCCTGTCGCTCCCGGATGCTCTGCAAAAGGTCGGCTGTGTCTGAGTCAATCGTATCTGACTTTTCATAATCGGAAAGGTTTATTTTTAGATACTTTTCAATTGCTATTATTTTGTCCTCTCTTGGTTGGCTTCCTTTCTTCCATCCAGAATATGCAGCGCTTGAAATGCCTATAGCGTCACAAAATTCAAGTCGAGATATCCCGCGCTCTGCAAGTATTCTGTCTACGATTCGCGTCAATGTTTGTCCATCCATAATTATCCCCCATTAAAAATGTAAAAATAATTAATTTAGGGGTTGACAAACTTAATTTGCTTTGCTATACTTAACAGCGTAAACGGAAAGCAAAGTAAATTAAGCCCCCACTCAATGCGGACTCCTGTGATTATTTTGTTATCCTGGCAGATACAGAATATCATAGCTGTAACCAATTTGTCAACAATTATTTTAAGTGTGGGCTAAAAAATTCACCAGGATTAGGAGGTGTTAAGTCCCACATTTATTTTATCACAAGCACAGTACAATAAACAGGACTATGAAAGGAAGGATTAAATGTCCACAGCAGTACAAATCACTATCATCATCTGCATGACCGTCCTCATCATGACGATCATCGGCAGCATGAACAATCCCAGGAGGTAATCAAGATGCCCAGAACATTGCTTGGAGAAAAATACAAGCGTGACCAGCCTCCGATTGATGAGGCGTGGGGCGCGATGCTCGTCCGCAAGGAGCAGATGGGGTTGAGCCTCAAGGATATTGCGGACAAGACGGGACTCAACTATGGGAGGCTTCGCCGCTTCTGGGTATGCCCTCCCATCGAGTGGAACTACGATGACCGGGAGCGCATCCTCAAGCTGTTCGGCCTGGAGTGCAAGCTGGTCATCACGGAGAAGGGAGCCAAGGCATGAAGTACGGAGTCGTTGCGCTGATGTTCCTTGCGGGGAACGAGATTGTATCTTACATCGCACTGTGCGTCATGTCCGTGATGCTCTTCTGCGATCTGATTCATGCGAGGGAGGTGTACCGCTGATGGCTACACTGTGCGCCATTCTGATTGGCCTGTGCCTGTTGCTCCTCGGCGTGTGCGCTTTTCTGATTGCGCTCGTCCAGGAATATGACCGCAGAGAGAAGCGGTACTATAGCCCCGTGTATCTACCGGAGATTGACTGGGACTACACACGGGAGAAGGGCTGGAGGGATGCAGAGTATGAGCAAGTCGAAACCGAATAAGCATCCCGGCACGACCGACCACGACCCGACACTCTGCTGGGACTGCGCTCTGGCTACACGCCCCTGGGCCTGTCCGTGGGTAGGGAAGAGGAAGCCCGTCAGCGGATGGCTTGCCCGTGAGACTATCGTCTCCAAGAAGTCCTCTCCTTATCACAGTTACCATGTCCTCACTTGCCCCAAGTTTAAGCGGGACTCCCATCTCGGCGGGATGCTTGACCATGAGGAAGTGCGGCACAAGGTCAAACTGGATGACGGCTCTGATGTTGAGAACCTTGCGGAAGCCATCGTCCAGAGGGCTGTTGAGGATTGGATTGCCTTGCACTATGGCTCCATTCCGAAGCTGTCTAAAGTGGATGGCAGTTGCGTTAAGCGGGATGAGGTTATCAAGTTCTTCCACAGCGCATGGTGCAGAGAACTGCTTGAGTCATTCACGGAGTACACGCCGGAGAATTTGCGGCGGTATCTAAAGATCCCAGACTTGAACGCAGAAAGGCACGGTGTGCATGGAAGCTGAGAAGGTCTTGAGCAGAGTGGATGTGGAGATTCTGAGAGCCTATGCCGACAACCGCATGAGCGTAAGACGAGCTGCGGATGAGACGCACTATGACCGCAAGACGGTGATGTACCATCTCAACCGGGTGCATCTCACCACTGGCCTCGACCCCAAGGACTTTTGGGATCTCCACGGGCTGATGAATCTGATAGGAGTGGAGGGACGATGTGGAGCAAATTCCTGATGACCCGATTGTCAGAAGCATGGAAAGAACTGGCTACCCGCCTTGGATGGAGGATGAAGATGAAGACGAGAAAACGGACTGTACCTGACCGCTATCGGCGGTACGCCATCGCAAAGTCCAAGATTCCTATGAACCTCACGCCCACGGAATATGAGGCAGAAATAAAAAGATTGGCGAGGCGATATAAAGTTTGATTGAAACGAGAAAGTGCAATTGCTGCGGGGCAGAGTATCCTTACACTTCTGAATATTTTATTAAAAGCAAGAGTTCCAAAAGTGGGCTTCGCCCAAAGTGCAAAGAATGCCGAAGTAAAAGCAACAAAGCATATAAAGACAAGAACAAAGAAACTATCGCAGCCAGGAAAAAAGCATATTACGAAGAACATAAAGACGAAATATCAATAAAAGATAAGGAGAGATATAGGCAAAACAAAGAGAAAATAATTCAGCAAGCAACTCAGTACAACAAGAACAATAAAGAAAAGCACAAGCAATATGCACACGATTGCTACTTAAAGCACAAAGATAAGTACCGTGAGCAGAATAGAGAATATAGAAACGACAATATAGATCGATACAGAGAATATCAACGGCAATACTACAGAGAAGTAATATCAAAAGATTATCTCCTGATGTTAAAAAAGAGAATAAGGACGAATATAAGACAACCATTTACTCGCATGAAATTTAACAAATCGGGACACTTATCTGATATTACAGGGTTAAATCAAGGCGAATTAGTTGAATATCTACTTAAGACTTATATCAGTAATTATGGTTATGAGTGGGACGGCGTTGAGCCAGTTCATATCGATCATATTGTTCCG